TTGGAGAACTTCACAACACAGTTCAATCTCTTCAGGAGGCATGATGAATAGTTTTGAAGTCACACTTTACTTTGTATGCTTCGCTCTCATTACTGGTGGTGCTTTTGCTCTTATGTACTACAATCTTAAATCTATTTACTGGGGTGCTAGATCTCGGAGACATCCTGAAGCACCTCAACTAGGTGAAAAGGTGTTGTATGTAGATTTGTCTAGAGAAAAACTGGAAGAACTTTACAAACAAACTGAATAATACATCAAGGGTCCTTTGACCCTTTTTTAGTATTTGATTTCCTTAAACTCGTAAAAATTTCTCTGGCAAAATTTGACACAAAAAAGTTTTTATGGTATACTTAATTAGTTTAATGCTCATATCTTATGGAGATCAAAGCGTACACATCTAAAGGATGTTTTTATTGCGATCAACTAAAAGAATTGTTTAAGAGAGCTGAATTAGAATACGAGACATCTTTAGTTGATTCTCCTTCTGAGAGAAGTGATTTTAGGATGAAGTATCCTAACGCCCTAGGGTTTCCTCATGTTATTATTGATGGAGTAGAACATGGTGGATTAGTTAACGTAGCAAAGTACCTTGTTAAGAATGGATATGTCTCAACCAAGAAAGGGTGATGATCTTCACATAAATAAAGGCATAGAGCTCATGTTAAGGAGGGCTAAACCGAAAGATTCATCACTTAAACCCAAGGGTGGGTTTGGGTTAACGAAAACGATCACCCTCCTCAAACGTAAGTTATATTTTAACGTTGAACTGAGGTGGGAACGTAACTAAACCACTAAGGAGTTGAACAATGGAAACGGCAACAATCCTATTTTTCTCGGCAACCGCATCTTTTTTGTTCTTATGTGTCGGACTTGTCGTAGGGTGGGTAGGAAAGCAGTTCATGCATGACTACTTCTATTCTAAAGAAGAGATGCAGGCAATGCATCCAGAAATGTATGATGGTGATGGTATGATTATTAACGAAGAACTTTTATCCGTGAGATTTATAGAGGAAGAACCAGATGAAACTTTTGATGCATGAGATACTACAGAAAGTATCAAACGCAAAAACGAAACCCGAAAAGATTAAACTTCTTAGAGAATACAACACACAACCGTTGCGATCTCTTTTGATTATTAATTTTGATGAGAGTATTATCTCATTGCTTCCAGAAGGAGATCCTCCATACAAAAAGAATGAATCTCCTGATGGAACTGAGCATACAATCTTAGAAAAAGAAGCACGTTTATTACATCACTTCTTTAAAGGTGGGTCTAATATTGCTAAAACAAAACGTGAAACTATGTTTATCCAAATGCTGGAAGGTCTCAGTCAAGGAGAAGCAGGAGTTTTGGTTCTAGCAAAGGATAAAAAACTTGGGAAGCGTTGGAAGATCACTAAGCAGTGTGTTGAACAAGCATTTCCAGAGATTCAATGGGGAGGACGATCATAATGGGAAAAGGATGTACGATTTTACATAAAAATTGTGATCCATCATTAGCACAAGACAAAAGTCTTCCTACTAATGCTTTTTTAATTGAGTATTCTCAAGCAGGTATTTCTCAGTTTGATATTGTTACTGCTGCAAAGCAAGTAGATATTTTTGATGACTATTGGGATAATTATAAGACAGATTTTAAAAATATGTCACAGGCAGAAGGTAGGATAAGTCCTCGCCTTTGGAAAGCACCCAAAAAGTAAACAGTATCAACAGATACAGTTGACATCATATACATAGTATGGTATACTAATACCATCGTTCATCCCACTCTTGGGTGGGACGCAAGTAAGTCGCGGAACGGAGCCGTTCATCCCATGCTAGAATTATTATTCTATACAACACTCTCATGTGCTCAAGCCGATTCAATTATGTTTCGGATGAAAACAAATGAGAATATTCCTCCTGAAATGAAGGTGGAATTGATTGAAGTTATGAAGGAATCAACCCCCGATTGCTATCCATGGGACGCAAACGACTAAAGGAACGGATTAAATTCCAACTACTTTAGGAGTAACTACAATGAACACACTTAATCTGATTCGTAAGCAGATCAACAAAGCATCTGCACTTCACGACGCACAAATTACTCACACCTCATATCGTGGTGTTGAGTATAATACACGTTGTGTAGAATCCAAAGAGACCCATGGTACATTCTGTTATCGTGGTAAACTTTACACCAAGTGAACAACTTACTTTAGGGAGAGGGTTAACCCCTCTCTTTTTTTATGAGTATAAACTAGTAGGCAATAATATTCTTTACAACAGGTGTTGATTTCAATATAATTCTATTAAATAGTGGTAGAATTAGAGGAGAACCAATGAACCCACGCCCTCACTTTATTATGTGTTCTATGTTACGAGGTGTTCAATGCACAATCTTTTATCCCGTTCTCAGTTAAATGAGTGGACGAGTTTTGAAAATTCACAGGAAGAGGACAATTATAAATTAAATGATTACTATGAGTGTCTAATTGAATGTGATTCTTTAGATCAACGTCAATGCAAACGAATATGCAGGAGTATTTTAGATTAATTTTTACGAGGGGTTGCGACCCCTCTTTTTTTATGTTATAATGTATGCATCTGTGATTTAACTATGGACATCGCAACTGATTGGCGCTACAGTGATGAACGCATGGATATCAGAACACAGGGACTAAACATTCTACTAAAGAAGTTTGGATCTGAAATATGCTCTGATGGATCACCTAGATATTCTAACCAGAGCATTTATGAATGTGTTCATGACTGGGTATCTCAAGGAAACCTAAGAACAGATGGCATTGTTGCCTACTACAAAGCGTACTATGACCCGACTAAAAGATCAAATTAGATTAGCAAAAAAAGCAATCAAAGAAGCAAAGACAAATCCAAATCTGTATACAGCAGAAGAGATTTCTTACATGGTAATTCAATTAACTCGTGCTAAGATAGCATTGAAACTCAAACAACAACGTCGCAAACAGGAGAAAGGTTTTAGTAATGAATTCAGTGAAACTCATAACAGTGACTCCCGATGCGGAGAAGATGATGGGATACGTAGCGAGGGTGAGCAACCCGAACAACCAGGAGAACCCTAAGGTCGCTGGTCTGCTATCCTATTGCATCAAACACAACCATTGGAGCGTCTTTGAGCAGGCACACATGACGCTTGAGATTGAAACCACGCGGGGTCTAGCGGCTCAAATCCTTCGTCATAGGAGTTTCACATATCAAGAGTTTTCTCAACGGTATGCTGACAGTTCTATGCTTGCAGATACAATTCCTCTTCCAGAACTTCGGCGTCAAGACACCAAGAATCGTCAGAATTCTATTGATGATATTGATGCGTTTACCCGTCAAGAGTTTCAAATTAAAATGAAAGCTCATTTTGATGAGGGAATGAAACTCTATCAAGAAATGCTTGATAGAAATATTGCAAAGGAGTGTGCTCGTTTTGTACTTCCTCTTGCCGTACCAACCAAAATCTATATGACGGGCTCAGTCCGCTCATGGATTCATTATATCCAATTGCGTTCTGCTAATGGAACGCAGAAAGAACATATGGATATCGCATTACAATGTCGCGATGTCTTTGTGAAAGAATTACCTATTTGTGCTGAAGCACTGGAGTGGACATGAAACTATTAACACTTGAAGACTATCAAAAAGCAGGCGAAACATTCTGGCCTAAGTATTGGTACATCGCTAAGGAACTGGGGGAGGATGCCAAACCTGAGCAAGTCCTTAAAGTTATGGAAGCGATTGGTGGTGTTGCATTAAAGGTAGCACTAGAAGAAAAACTAGCGGGTCCATTTGGATTTAATAAAAAGAAGGAGGGGGAAGATGCCGACTTATCCAGTTAAAAATCTCACGACAGGTGAAGAAAAAGAACTTCATATGTCTATGAAAGATTACATGGTATGGAAAGAAGAGAACCCTGATTGGGATAAAGATTGGTCAAAAGGTTGTGCTAGTGCTGGTGAAGCCGGTGACTGGCGTGATAAAATGTCTAAGTCTCACCCCGGTTGGAAAGATGTCATGTCTAAAGTAAAAGAGGCACCCGGTTACGGTATGTCTACCAAACATAAAGATAGTTATCAGTGGTAAATTATGGCTAGAGGAAGATCAAATCGGACACCTGGTCAAGGGATGTCTAAGAAACAACTGAAGCGCAGGAAGCCAATCAATGAAGCATATCTTCTTGAGATTGAATCTCTAACAGATAACCAAGAAGTTTTCTTCACCGAGTGGGCAGAAGGAAAGAACATGTTTGCATATGGTGCAGCAGGAACAGGTAAAACTTTTATTGCTTTGTATCTAGCACTTAAAGATATTCTGAATGAGAATAGTCCTTTTGAAAAAGTATATATTGTTCGTTCTCTAGTAGCAACTAGAGAAATTGGTTTCCTTCCTGGAACTCATGACGACAAAGCATCTCTGTATCAAATACCATATAAAAATATGGTAAAGCATATGTTTGAGATGCCAGATGATAATAGTTTTGAAATGCTTTATGAAAATCTTAAAGCGCAGGAAACAATTTCGTTTTGGTCTACCTCATTCCTCCGTGGTACTACTCTAGATAATGCAATTGTTATTGTTGATGAGTGTCAGAACTTAAACTTCCACGAACTTGATTCAATCATGACACGTATCGGACAGGATAGTAAGATCTGTTTCTGTGGAGATGTGAATCAATCCGATTTACAGAAAACAAATGAACGTAATGGTATTCTTGACTTCCAAAGAATCTTAGAGAACATGGAAGAGTTTTCTATGATTGAGTTCGGAGTGGAAGATATTGTTCGCTCCGGACTTGTTAAAGCGTATCTTGTTAGTAAATTATCTCTTGGTCTGTAAATGAATTTGTTTAATCATGTTGGTGATGTGACACCTATTGAAATGAATGCTGAGATGGTAGATGGAAAGCGTGTCTACTATACACCATCCGGTAATCATTATCCGTCAATCACCACTGTGATTGGCAATAACGCTAAGAAGCAAGCTGGTCTTGCTAAATGGCGAGCGAGAGTTGGTAAAGAGAAGGCAGCAAATATTTCTGCACGATCTTCTGGACGTGGAACTAAGTACCATGCTATTGCTGAAGACTATTTCAATAATAATTTGGACTTAAAAAAGTACAGTAAGTTTCCTTTACCTGTACTAATGTTCCAGCATTCTCGGTCTGTTTTAGACCGTATAAATAATATTTACCTACAGGAAGCAGCATTATACTCCGATCAACTTGAAGTTGCGGGTCGTGTTGATTGTATTGCGGAATTTGATGGAGTTCTTTCTATCATTGACTTCAAGACTTCTGCTGAACCAAAAAGAGAAGCTTATTTGTACGACTATTTGGTGCAAGAAACTGCATATGCATGTTGTTTGCAAGAACTTTACGGTATTACCGTAAAGCAACTCGTTACTATTGTTGCATGTGAAAATGGAGAGACGCAAGTGCATGTCACTCCTCCCAAAAAAGAATACTTGCTCAAACTAATCCAGTACATAGACGAATACCAAACCCGATATGGAAAAAAAGAATCTACTAGCAGATAAATTTATGACAAGCGCGAAGTTCTCTCAAGAGGTAGAAAAAATAGCACTCACTAATTTAGATATGAATTATATTGATGCTGTACTACACCTATGTGATATCAATGAAATTGAAGTTGAATCTGTATCTAAACTGATTTCAAAACCATTAAAAGAAAAACTAAAATGCGAGGCACAGAAGTTAAACTTCATTAAAAAAACGTCCAGAGCAAAATTAATGTTAGTCTGATGAGTGAATTTTTTAAATCCGAACTAGTAAGAGGAGAGATCCAAGAGATGACATCACTGCAGGAGTTTTGCTTCCGCTGTGCAATGAATTTAAATCTCTTGGATTACGATAGAAAACTAGAATACTTTGATGCTTTAGAATTGCTAATTGAAAAGCAGAAAATCTTTCATGCACGAGTTTGCTTGAGTGATGATCCTGAAGCAAAATCTGTGGCAGAAAGTATTAAACAAGCAGTCGTTTTGCTTGGCGGTGATGAAAATTTACGAGCAACTGATATGTTTGATGAACTGCTCGGTAAAGTCCGTGAGTTTAAAGACATTCTTAAAAGCGGCACAGAGAGTTGACGCCTGACTCTGTGCCTGTTATAATGACTAAGTGATAGGGCATCACACAAACCAAATCCAATTCAATCTAAAAATCCTATGTCTTTTGCAGACCTTAAGCGTAAATCCCAGACCAACTTTGACTTCCTTCAAAAGGAACTAGAGAAATCATCCAGCGGTAAGAACGTTGATGAACGTTTCTGGAAACCAGAGGTTGACGCTTCTGGAAATGGATACGCTGTTATCCGTTTCCTCCCTGCCCCAGAAGGTCAAACCCTTCCTTGGGCAAAACTATACTCCCACGCCTTCCAAGGTGTTGGTGGTTGGTACATTGAAAACTCTCTGACTACACTCAACGAGAAGGATCCCGTTGGTGAAGTGAACCGCCGTCTCTGGAACAGCGGTGCAGATGAAGACAAAGAGACTGCTCGTAAGCAGAAGCGTAAGCTTCAATACTACAGCAACATCTATGTTGTGAAGGATCCTAAGCACCCTGAGAACGAAGGTAAAGTCTTCCTCTATAAGTATGGCAAGAAGATCCATGACAAGATCCTCGCTGCGATGCAACCTGAGTTCCAAGATGAGACACCAACTAATGTCTTTGACCTTTGGGAAGGTGCTAACTTTAAACTGAAGATCAAGAAAGTTGCAGGTTACTGGAACTATGATTCTTCTGAGTTTGATTCTGTCTCTGCTCTGTCAGCTGATGATGATCAACTAGAAGCAATCTGGAAGAGTGAGCATTCCCTTGAGGCATTCACTCACAAAGATCAGTTCAAGTCTTATGAAGATCTTGAGAAGCGTTTGAACATGGTACTTGGTATCACTCAACGCACTGCTGCTCCTACAGTAGACAGTGAAGAGTATGAACCAGTCGCTGCTACTGGTGGGTTCAACGATCCTGACATCACTGGTGGATCTTCTTTCCGTCAGCAGATGAGTGCTCCCTCTCCTGTCAAGGAAGAGGCAATCGTTGAGGATGATGATGCCCTGTCCTACTTTGCACGTCTTGCAGAGGAGTGATGGGAGAAGCAGTACACGCTTGGAACTCCATGTCCTACGGGGAGGGGTTCCTCTTCTCCGTATGGGTCATCGGAATGTATTATGTTAAATTGAGAATGGATAAATTCATCAAGTGAAAAAGATTGCTTCTGTTATCTTCCACCCCGTGACAGTATTGAACTTACTATTTGTTGGGACCTTGGGATTGATTCAGGTAGTCCACACCAAAGCACATCACACTTTAGAAACTGATGTGCATGGTCATGTTCATAGAGCACTGAAAAAAAATCCAGGACTAGCAAGGTCTGCTTGCTACGAATTGGATTAGTTAGTTTCATAAAACCGGGAAAATTTTCCCGGCATATTTTTTACTCAAAAGGTCGCGTTAAACTGCGACCTTTTTTAGTTTCTCTGTTATGAAGTCTGAAGACTCTGCATATTTGTTTACGGATTTAAATTCTTCTACAAATCTGGTAAAGTATGCTGGTCTTAGCATAAAAATTTCTCTTTTCTTTTCATTTTCATCAGTTTCATATTCGTAGTTAGATACTTCTCTACAAACAGTACTTCCTGGAATAGTTACTAACTGAGATCCATTCCAATATTCAAATGGGGCATCGTAAAACGTTTTATCAACAACAATTCCCTCTTCTAGTGCATTAACTGCAATCCCATCAATTACTTGACCTGATGCAACTTCAAATGTCACATAGTGATGAGTACCTGAGTATGCCTCATCTCCATACTTATCTTCAGTATATTTTTGTAGAACAGTAGTTGATACAGGGGTGGAAAATAATGGATTGATTAAATTATTTGTTAATACAATTACCCAATCATAACTAGTATCACCATAAAAATCATTGGATATAGTATCTAATCTATCACTGTCTGTTATTGTATACTTTGTATAATATGTACTATAATCAAATAGATCTTTGTTGACTTTAAATCTACGAAAGAAATTCTTTGCAGTAACGTAATCAGATTCCGTAAACGGATAACTGATTGGTTTTATATCGTATTTAATATCGGGAATAAGAGAAAAATACATTAGAATCCTGCTTGAATTTCGCTACTGAATATGAGTTTTGTTTCTACAAATTTAAGGGTAATTTCTGTTGCAACTGGAGA